AGCTTCCATCTGTGTAGACAGTGGAGTCCGCTCGAAGTGTACAAAGCCGCGAGGTGCGTCTGTCATAACGAAGAACGCATCTGGATCTGTCAGGAAGTCGTTGACAGCATAGCCATCAGGCAACATACCCATAGAACGGATAGCGTTAACATCGTTATCTGCAGTACCAACACGGAGGTTGGATACCATCAAACGCTCTGCAACGAACTGAAGCTGACGTGGAACGAGCAGCTTAGTACCGCGCAATGCGACCTTCAAACCACGCTCATCGACGAAACCAGCGATGCTGATCAATGCGTCTTCGAGTGAGGTTTCGTTCAAGTCAGCAGGTGTTGAAGGCTCGTTGGCAAAAGTGCCACCGCTTGTCAGTGGGTGCAACAAATCGCAAAGTGCGCGACCGTCACCACCAGCAGATGCTCCAGCCGTGAACGCATTGTTCAGGATAGAAGCAGCCTTAACTTGCTTAGTGTGTGCCATTGAACGGGCAAGAGCACGAGTGTAGCGAGAAGAAAGACGATCATACAGATTGTCCTCTACTGCTTCTTCAGTGATCGAGAATGCCAGTGCAATAGTCTCGTGGTTGTAGCGTGCTGTGTACGCTTCTTGTGCATCGTCAAAGTTGATGGCAGAACCTTCAGACTTTGTTGGTGCAGCACCGAAGCCAGACAACATTACTTCTTCTTCAAACGCACGGTCAGAAGATTCAGTAGTGTAGATCTCAGCATGCTGGTTTTCATACCGCCCGTACTCCATGCCAAAGAGGGCATTGAGTCCCGGCTCCAGTTCTTTCGCTAGTTGAGCGCGAGAAATAGCCATGTCCTAATCCCCTTTAGTCAATCGCTGTTAAGCCGAGTGAAGAAACAGTACCCGCAGCAATCGAGCCGTTAGGCGCGTTGAAGTGATTATTCAAACGAACAATCATTGGGATACCAGTCGCAGTGAAGTCGCTGTTTTCAACGTCTTCTTGGATGCCCACGATGCGGAACATGTGTGCTGCCGTAGCCGCCACAGTCGTCAGGTCAAGTGTCATTGCTGACAGACCAGTCGTGTCACTTCCAGTAGTAGCTGTCGCCGGATCAGCATTCGCAAAACGAGTTGCAAAATAGTTTGCTTCTGTCAATGCATCGTCTGCACCGATAGTTGCGCCTGCTGAAGAAATGATAAACATCTGCATAGGATCGTCATAAACACGAGCCTTTACAGGGAAGTTTGAATCAGCACCGGTTCCAGGCCAGTAGTTTGAGAAAGTCAGTTTACCCGTTACTGAGCTAACGTACTCACATCCTCCGAATACACCGAGAACAGAAACAGTTCCACCAGCTGCTGCACCGACTGCGTCGATAAAGCCTGTGTTTAGAGGGATCACGAGGGCCCCTTGGTAGATCTTGTTTGTGTTGCCTGATGCAATTTCGTAGAAAGTGTATCCACCGTTGCCAGTAGAGTTAGTGCCCTGACCAAACTTTGAGATCGGCTTTAAGCCGAACGCGCCATTTGTATTTGCCATGAGTCTTTACCTCTCAAAAAAATTACTCAGCGTCGCCTTTGCGACCACCAAAACTAACCCGACTTTGCCTGCTTTGATGCATTGGCATTGAAGGGTGTTGTTCTTTCATCATGTCTTGGTCAACAGCTGTCATCTGCTCGCGGGTCCGGGTCCCGTAATACTCGGATCTTTCTTGTGCTGTCTCTACAGGAATCCGGCAAAGCATTAAGCCTCCCTGACCAATAATTCCTGCGTGCTTACCCTCGTCAATGACGGGGTAGTTGTAGTCCGGATATTCTTCCGCTCGGACAGGTTCCCATCCTTCACGCAAACGTGAGTGGACGTTCATCGTATCCTCTTCGTTGCGGATCGAAGTCCGAATCCAACGATGTACATAGCCCTCTGGGGCTGGCGGAGCATCCAACCGACTTGGTGGAGCCCACGGTTTTCTGCGTTCTTCTGTCGAACGTGTTTTCGTTGCGCGTGGCGCACGAGTATTTGCTTCTGTCATCTCAATTCTCCTTATGGCTTAACGTATTTCGCATATTCTTCTAGCGGAACACCAAGCTTTTTAGCTATCGCCACTTGAGAAGGACTGAGCTTGACTGTTCTGCGCCCCGGTTTTGAACGGGAAGCTGAAGTGTCAGCGGAGGCGACCTGCCCACTTCTCCCTTTGTTCTGACCAGCAAAGCGGTTCGGAAACTCCTTACGCAATCTCTGATCAATTTCATTGTAGTACTCATCTGACGAAGGATCAAACCCTTCCTCTTCGACAAGCTTACGATGAATCCCAAACGCGGCATAGGTCATAACTTCATCCTGACCAAACCACTCATTTCTTGACGCCCAATCTTGCGCCTTTGGATCAGGCTCTGCAGGTTGAGGCTGTTGGGCCTGTTGCTGCATGGGCTGCTGATACTGCTGCTCTGGTGCCTGAACTTGAACACGCTGCGCGTCTTGTTCTTGGCGCTGTTTGGCAATGCGGTACCGCTCTTGCTCAATCGCAATTGTGTTTAACTGCTTTTGTGCCTCGAACATCGCATCAACATCACCACGGTCATGCGCGTCGCGGTAAGCTTGTTTAGCTGTCGCTTCTTGTGACTGTAACCGAGTGCCGTATTCGTTTAAATAACCTGTGTCTAAGTTCTGTAAGCGGCCTTTTAGCTTTTCGTTTTCGTCTCGAAGCTGCTGTGCAAATCGCACGGCTTCTTCTCGATCTCGCTCTTCTTTCCGATACTTCTCGGTAAGCTTTTTAATTCGCTTTTGGACGTTCTTGCTGTAATTCTCAAGCTCGTCTCCGGTTTGCTCAGTCTCCTGAGCATCTTGTGAACTCGACGCTTCAACAACAGGACTTTCGCTGGAGTCCTCCTGTTCGGGAAGGTCAACCTCAACCTCTTCTATTTCGTTTTTAGCTTCTTCAGACATTCATCACATCCCCTGGATCTTTAATAGTTGCAATCACTTCATCATCATTGATGATCCGGATTTCTCCGCCATCAATCTTGAAACGAGAGCCCGCGTAACGACCAATACACACCCATTGGCCTTCCTCTACCCAAGGGGCACAGTCATCGCCAAACTTAGCAGGATCTTTATACGCCAAAGGTCCGACTCTAAGGACGTATGCCACAACAGTAGCAAGTTGTTCCTTTTCTCGGATCTGATCTGGGATATATATCCCACCGTCGGTGGTGGTTTTCCCTTGATAAGGCATAACAAGAAGCCGCCAACCTGTTGGTTGAGGTAGTCGTTCCTTTAATGACAGATCAAGTAGGGAGGGATCAAGAACTCGCGCCGACTCTTCAACGTATGCGTTTTCGAGTGATGGCTTGTCCTTGTCTTCTTTTTTGGATGGCGCTTTTTTAACTTCTTCTTCAGCTAAACTAGCGGCGACGTGCTCCGGTACTAGCAAGGAGGTCTTCGACATCGTCTTCACTTTTCTCCAGCAGGGCTTTTATCTCTTCCGTAGCAAAGGTAACACCCTGAAGTTCCCCTACTACACTGCGATACTGTTCAAAGTTCTGAACAGCACCGTTCGCTAATTGATCCCGTAAATCGTTTTCACGGTTTCGTAGCACTTTATACAATGCTTGAGCAAATTGCACAACATCCATTAGAGAATATCTTGTTTGTTGTACATTACATCATCATCCTCAATGGGGCCGCCTTCTTCCCAAGAGTCACATGTGTTTTCTGCTTTACACACGAACTTCAAAAGCTGGCAGTATCCAACATCATCACTTTCAGATCCGATGCACTCCATCATTGATGTTGTTTGGTTGTAGTATTCACAGTTGCCGCAAACCTCAGTCAAACGAAAAGCCACGCCTTCGTTTGGACCACGGTAGTTTGCTTCTTCAACCGCTTTCTCTTTGTTCATCTCGTTGACTTCTGGATCTTGAGTTGAGATAGGGCAAGTCATGCCCTCTTCGTTTTCTTCCATCTTGTCAACAGGCATACCGCCTAATGAGATTGTTAGGGTAATACCGCTCATTAGTACGTTCCTTTAAACCCTTTACCAGAGACCTGAACGCCTTTACATCCACGAACCATGCCACCATCGCGGTATGTTTTAACAGCCTTGTCGTCACCACGGCGCTTAACTTGTCCCGCGCCTTTGTCGGAGATGTCTACGTCTGTTTTTGAGACACCTTTTTCAGCTTGCTCGGCTTCAATTATTTTCAAAACATCTTCCGTGGGCTCCATAGGAACTCGAACAGATTTACCATCTTTAAAACCAGCGACGCCGCGGCCTTTCAGAATGTCTTTCTTTGTGACCTTACCGTCACCTGTTAAATCTGGGAACTTTTTACCTGCCACACTGCCTCCTTGGGCCATTCTTTCGACACCTTTAATAGCGCCCTTGTTTTTGGACGCATAAAAAACCTGTTCACCACGTTTGGGACCATACTCATTTTTCATGGCCCGCATAATCTTTTGACCTTTCTTTGTTAACGGCATTACTTCGTCAACCCCGCTTTTTTCTCATAGGTCCGTAGCCCACCAAGCCCAAGCATACCCAAAAGAACTGTCATTAGCGAGTCCATATCGAACGCAGGGAGCGCAGGTATTTCAGCACCAGAGACAGATACTCCAAACAAAATAAGTGGAGCAAGCACAAAGTGGTATGCAAGCGCGACGCCACACGTCCAGCCCACGAAGGGTCTCCATCCTGCGACGAAGATGGATCGGTGCTTGGCCTCTTCTTTGTTTGTAAGGACTTGCGCCATCGCAGCTTCGTGAGCTTGCTTTTCAGCCATAGTCGCAATTTCGTGGGCCAAGGCATTCTTTTGATCCTTATCCTCTATGAATTTATCAAGTAATCCGGTAACAGGGCCAATCAAAGCTTGTAACATTACTTATCCCTTTTTATTGCGGAAGCGCCGAAAAAGGCGGATACCAATACTGCAATTGATGCGAAATATGTCGGGGCGATATCAGCAATTAACTGTGCTGCAGTGTCCATAGATAAAGCTGACGCGCAGAATATTCCAAAGGGGTACAACAAAAGCCCCGCCAATGCGTACCAGACCATGACTCGGATCTGGTCACGTTGTTTGTCCTCGTCTTCCATACGTCTGCGTCGATCTTCGAGCATCAACTTTTTTTCGTCCGGCTCTAAAGCGCCGTTGCCGTTTAAATCGTAAGCTTGCATTTCTTCAGTCATTGCATTGTGATCTCATTAGTTTGAACGCATATCGCATCATAATTCATCTTTGGTTGTGGGGCTGTTGCTATAAAAAAGTCCCGCGCCTCAAAGCACTCATTCATTGTCATGTAGTGGCCTTGCGGCATGACATAATACCGCTCCGCCTCCAGAAATAAAACAAACAAGACCCATGTAATCATCTACTTACCGCCTTTACTACCAATAAGAAACAGTAATAAGGCCAAGGCCCCGCCCACAATACCGAGAGTAAAAATGCCCACAGCACCATACACAAGTGCATTCTTGATGGCTTTTTGTTTAGCCAGTCTCTTAGCCTTTTCACGTTCGATTGCTTTCCGCTTTAGCTCTTTCCGATTAGCCATGAATTTTTGATAATCATCCCAAAGACCGGCACGGCCTTGGTAGATAAAAATTTGCTTTATTTCAGCTTCATGACTTCGGATACGCTCGAGTTCAAAGAACGCGTTCATGTCTCCATTCTTGGCGTCTTTTTCGAGTTCTTCTTTAGCATCGGATAATTTGACGAGATGAGGACCCATCTCGCCAACGGATTGAATGTGCCCACAAAGCTCTTTGACGGCACCTATTGCTTCATTTGCAAGTTTAACTGCAGCAATGGCCTCAAAGAGCATCGCGGCGTCTCCTACGTTTGTCGTCTTTGCATGTTCATCCTTTGAAGAGCAATCCTCTCCCGGTTGACATCTGCGCGTTCGTCCGCGATTTCTTCTTGAGACTCAATTCTAGCAGCATCAGTCGCAGCTCGCTGCATCAATTTATCCCGCTCAAGTTTCAGCTCTTCTTGATCAAGTTTAGCCCTGCGCTCCGTATCGGCTGCTTTAATCGCCAACTCTTGCTGACGGATTGCGACCAATGGGTCGCCTTGTTCAGGCTGTAGCTGTTGCATTAGCTCCATCGTGAACTGTGCTTCTAACTGAGCAATACGCGCTTCGGTGGCTGTTGGGTCCATCGCAGCGGCTTGCTGCTGAACCTGTTGCGCTGCCACATTCGGATCAATACGTCCCTGCTGTACGGCTACCTGAATCTCCAAGTTCTGCTGCTGAAGCTGCTCCATTTCTTGTAGAACGATAGCCCGCGCCTTCATCGAGATGTGCCGGAACATGTGCTCGAGAAGATTCGCCTGGACTTGAGGCGCCGCCTGAACGATAGGTAACGCAAAGAAAGCGACGTGCGTCGCGATGTGTGCATCATGATCTTGTTCAGGAAACGGTTGGATAGGGAGCCCTTTGGCTGCTTTTCCATTCTCAAACGCTGGATCTTCTGGCTGAGGCTGCGGGGGTGGTGGTGGCGGAGGTAGAATCTGCTCAATGTTTTGAACTTCCAAAGCCTCATACATCCTCCGATACGCTTCGTATAGGTTATGCATCTGCGGGTTGGATTGCGCCAATTGCAGCTGAGTTTGCGCCAGTGTGACGCGTTGCGCCATTGAGAAGATGTTCGGGTCTGAAACAGGAAGGATGTCAATCCGATCATCAAAGTCAGTCGCCAAGATCTCCTGTTGCGCTCCGGGTACCTCATAGGGGTAGGCC